CCACTGGCGCACCCGTCATTAAGGGTTGTGAGCGCTGCGGAGGAAAGGGCTATAGCCGGATGCCATCATCGGTCGCTTATAGAGCTATCACCGCGCTACTANCAGAACTGAATGAAAGGACGTGGCGCAGGAATTGGAAACCGCTTTATGACCTGTTAGTAACTAAGTGCGACATAGAGGAAGGGGTAGCGGCGGACGAATTTCAGAAAGTAACGAAATGATTATCACAGACTTGCATTTTGTCCGGATGTGGCGTAGATTCCTTAAATAGTGGGAATTTCTAGCTATACACCACTAACACATTTTTAAGCCCTGCCAGAAATGGTGGGGTTTTTATTTGTATACGGAAACTGCACTGTTCTCTCCACACTTGTATACATGCCACCTTCGGGTGGTTTTTTATTTGGAAGATTCCGCGCAGAGGTACACAATCCGGCTTGAACCCGGATGGACTGGAAACGGTAGGGGGTCAACTCCTCAATCTTCCGCCAATTTGAACTGCTGCAAAAAATGCAGTAGTTGATTTATGTTAGCTCAGGTGGTTTTTTGGTTCAGCTTAATAATAATTTATTTGCGACAATTTGTTGCTAACCGCATCTTAATGTGGCATTCTCTGTTATGGGAATGCAGTACATCAAATGCAGTAGGGGGAATTTATGGCGACAAGCATCCGTTTAGATGATGACTTTGTTACTGATGTCAAGATTCATGCTGAGGCTTCAAGTCGAAGTGTACCTAAGCAAATTGAGCATTGGGCTAAGATAGGCCGTATAGCTGAAGATAATCCAGATTTGCCGTATAGCTTTATTCTTGAAACTCTGCTGGCAAAAGGCGAAGTCGATAACCAAAAGGTAAGTCGATATGTCCGACGGACTCCAAGGTCAGGAGATTGAGGTTTATCAATCTAACCGCTTTGAAAAGGTGTTAGGTAAGCTTCCTGAGCAGTTGTTGCAAATAGTAGAGAACGAGATTGACCGGATTTTGGATAACCCAGAACTGGGTGAACAAAAGAAGGGTGACCTTAGTTATCTAAGGGTTCATAAGTTTAAGCTCAATAATCAGTTAACACTACTTGGCTATAGCTGGGTAGAGAATAAGATTGAGTTATACCTTCTGAGTCTAGAATCACATGAGAACTTTTATCAGTCTCAAAAGAATCACCGAAAGGCTGATTTGAAGCTGATAAAATAACGACTAAGCCCCAACTTAAACACTGGGGCTTTTTTATACCCCAAATTTTAAACCTCGCCATCGTGCGGGTTTTTGCATATTTAGCCTTCAGCCAACGTCAATCACACTCCACACATTACTGCACAGTAATGACTACGGCTGCGGGCTATTTCTACTTTAAGGGCATAGCAATGAAAATTATCATCGAAGACGGCGGTCATACTATCTGGTTTCGCGATAACGAATCTAAAGACGGGATGGCGTGTACTGGCTATATAAAGGACGGTACGCAGGAAAAAATCATATCCGCCCTTGAGGATGCTTTGTTTCAGGCTAAAGGTGAGAGTTTAGCTTGGGATAATCGTGATGGAGTGTCGGATATTAGCGCTTCCACCACCTAGGTCTAGAACTACATTCCAGCCTCCACTATGCGGAACGGTTAATAGGGCTGGTAGTCTTTTGAAAAAGCCACCCCCTCCGTGATGAGTAAATCGTCCGCCCTGACTGTATATCCGGTAATTAGTATCAGTAAGCAACAGAACGTTGCACTGATGGGAGCAATCAACCTTAACGGTATCTCCCGCATTAAGATTAAATCGCTTATGTAAGTGATTCATAACACCTCCTTTGTTTAATAAGTACTCAAATATTAGTTAATAACCTTAATTTAACAAGGGTTATATCCCTATTCTTAAACCACCACGGAGTTATATCAATGTCGGAACCCTTAACCACGGGCGGCGCAACAGTATTATTAACCGGTGTGTCACTCACGGGGCTTTTTGCCGGCGTTGATGCAGGTGTAGTAATCGGCGCTTTCGCTGGCTCAGTTTTATTTGTTGTTTTATCGAATGATTTTACGAACTCGGTAAAAGCGCTACTGTTCGTGGTATCGATGATTGCCGGTATCTTATCTGCTGATTTTGTTGCATCGATGATTACAGCACTCACCCCTGAGAACGTTACCGCTGCGCTTCCATTGGGGGCAACTGTATCCTCTGCTATTGCTGTTCGCTTGTTAATGGCTCTGAGCAATCAGGCCGGTAACCCTACTAGCTTTTTTGAGCGATTAATCGACAAAATTGCTGATAAATTCAAGGGGCCAAAATGAATAACATCCTACCTTGGGTTAATGCGATTGCCTGCGGGTTGATTGCTTTACGCTTAATGACTTTCAGCCGAAAAGGTGAGCAACACCGCCCGCTGATTGCTGTTGTCGCCTATTTAATTGTAGTGGCCACCGCTTCGGTACCTATTCGCTTTTTCTTTGGTGATTACCCTATCCACGACATATCAGAAACGGTATTAAACGTGACGCTGTGTGTCGCCGTATTTGCAGTTAAGGGCAATATGGCCCGAATGTTTAGAGGGAATGGCAAAAATGAATAACTTTAAATTTAGCCAGCGTAGTGAGAATAACCTCAAAGGTGTTAACGCTAACCTGGTGAAGGTGGTGCGTCGCGCTCTTGAGATTACTAGTGTTGATTTCACTGTGATTGAAGGGGTGCGAACGTTAGCACGGCAAGAGCAGTTATACGCTCAAGGAAGAACAGCACCAGGCAAGATTGTTACTTGGACAATGAAATCCAAGCATATCGATGGCAATGCTGTTGATTTATTGCCGGTAACTGGCTGGGATAACTTATCTTCTTTTAAAGCCGTGTCTAAAGCGATGTTCCAAGCCGCCAATGAATTGGGTGTAAAAATTATTTGGGGTGCAGATTGGAACGGCAACGGCATTCAAGAGAAGGGAGAAACGGATAGCCCTCACTTCGAGATATCAACATGAGCTGGCGCGTAATACTTCCGATCGCTGCATTAGCGGCTTTTTTTGCGCTCATTTTTTACAGCTATAGCATGTATCGAGACAACAAAGCTGGCGAACTGCGAGAGCAATCACTAACAGCTAAGCTCGGTGTCTCAACGATGCTTATCTCTGTTCAGACGTATATCGACGAAACGAACAGGGCTATATCAGCTAGCCAGCTTGCTAACGAGAAGAGGTTAAGGGATGAAAGCGACAGTAGTTTGCAGCGACTCAGGCAAGCGGCGAAGAGTAATCGGTGTGCTGGGGAGCGTATGCCTGATTCTATCATTAGCATCCTGCGCGAGTAATGAGCCACCACTCCCCGAGCTAATAATCCCGATGCCGCCAGAGTCTGCGTTAGTTGAGTGCGAAGAGCCGCAGTTCTTCGGTGAAACGTGGGGGGAAGCAACTGAGTACATCGTAGCGTTAAAGCGTGAGCTTCGGATTTGCTCTGGTCGTCTGGATGCTGTTATCAAGTGGCGGCAGGTAGCAAAGCGTAAGCAATAGTCATTACAAAGCCTACTCGCTGAGCGGGCTTGATAATGATAATCTGCTGCTAAATATCGATATCGCAGAATTAGTTTTGATTCGCTCCGGTGGTGAATAAAGACTTTACAGCACAATATTCCAAATGGTCACTTCGGTGGCCTTTTTTACGTCTGAAGGAAAGTGAGGTAAATATGCCAGAACATCGAGCACTCAATGTACCAACCCCTAACCAGTCTCAAGCGCTACAGCATATCAACCTGCTTGATGAGTTCATGCGAAAGAACCGGATGAGTGCTGACCATGTGCTTAATGCAGTGGCTCATATAAAGAGAATTGCTGGTGAATCCAAGACGCCGCCAGGCCCTGAATAAGCAATAGCTCTAAGCGCTGAGTTGTCGCCGTTCGTCTGTATTAGCTATGACGTGGTAGTTATGCCCCACCGAGCGTACAGGCTGCCTCAAAAACGACTCATACCGCCTTTGTTATTAAGGCGCATGTCCGCATTACCTGCGGTGGTAGAAGAAAGGTAATGGTCACCCCTTGGTGGGGTAATCAAGAGCGCATTGTAATAGTGTGCTGCTGATTACTTACACAATGCTACCAGCCATCCCTATCCGGTCACCCTGACTATTATGGTTGGCGGCATTCTTATTTAGAGGTATGCAATATGGCTCAACGCTATGGGCCTGAGATAACACACAGCAACGGCATTTGTTATGTGGATATGATAAAGCCGATCTACTACATCGATTATGTTCAAGTCTTTAATAGTACAAACACAAATACGGTGACGTGGTCTAAAACTTATCCAGAAGTTGATCGCAGTCGATTTAAATTGTCTGTTATTTCTGCCAACTCATTTATAAATCTAAACAATATGTCAAAGCCGCAAATAACAATCAGCGGGGCAACTGTCACAATTGTTACGCGCCAGTATGGTGGCGTGTTCTTTATTGCTCAGGAGTCTATCTGATGGCGTATGGCAGCGAAATACTTTCATCTGATGGGCGGGTATGGATGACTCCCGATGTGATGCCGCTCATCTACCAGTTCAATACAACTGTTAGCGGTTTTAATGCAACAACCATTAAAACTATCAATACGAGTGTTCCGACCAGCCGCGCATGTATAGCCTTTACTCAGTGTTTAAGTGACCCGATGCCGGGGCGATTCGCTGTACTGACATATATGAGTCAGGCCAATGGCGTATGGCAGGTGAACGTAAGAGGTAATCCAAACATATCAGTAAAGATTTATGTCTTTGCTAATGTCGTTGTCCCAACTTCCCGATATGGGATTCAATATTTTAATTCAGCCGGCGTTGAGACATATAACGCTAACTGCATTCCGGTGCAGATATATCAAATGGCTCCCGGCTTTGGCAATTGGGCATCAACTTCATTTAGCAGCGTTGCTGTTCTTGCGGCAGTGTGTGGGCTTCAACGAATGTATGTGGGCCAGCAGCCAGCTGATGCCTTTGTTGTTCCTGTTGCGTTGGGCGGCAAGATTAGCGCTATACCCATTTCTATTGTTCCAACCATGAACCCCGCACCAGAAACGATGTGGGGAAGTGCGGTATACATCAACGCTGCGCTATATAACTGAGGTATCACTATGGCAGCACGTATCCCGCGCGCATGCCGCAAACACGGCTGCGGTAAGACAACTATCGACCGGTCTGGCTATTGTCCTGACCATATCAATACCGGCTGGGAGCAACACCAACAGGGCAAGACGCGACACGAACGCGGGTACGGCACGCTATGGGATAAGCTCAGGCCAATGATTAAGACCCGAGATAAAGGATTGTGCCAGCAATGCTTACGCAATGGTCGTGCGGTATCAGGTACCACCGTTGACCATATCAAAGCAAAGGCTCACGGCGGCACGGATGACCCATCAAACTTAGAGCTATTGTGCTGGCCCTGTCACCGGGCTAAGACAGCTAAAGAGAGGATTGTATGACTGAAGAAGAGCAAACAGTATTGATGTTCAAAGGTCTAATAGCAGAGTTATCGGAAGAGCAGCGCAGCATTGTTAACGCCTACATTGATCAGCTTGATTTAATGTTAGCAGACAATAGCACTGAGGCAACAATTGCACTTGGTTTCGTAGGTGCTCGGCTTCAATGCTTGTAGCTATCTGATTTTTAAATGATATATTTTCATTAATAAATAAATGAGAATAATTATCATATGCGGGGAGGGGGGGATCAAATCCCTGCCACTTTCACCCTATAGGACCGCCGCCTTAGCCTTTTCTGTATCGCCGCAGGTTAGAAACCTTTTTTAGGGTATCCCCATGTGGCAATTAATAGGAGTTTTCGATTATGTCTGGACCACCGAGAACCCCGACACACCTGCGTTTAGTGAAGGGGAACCCATCAAAGAGGTCAATCAATAAAGATGAGCCAAAACCGGCCGTAGGGGTACCCCCAACACCAAAGCATTTTAATAAGCAGGAAAAATACTGGTTCAAAATTATTAGCGAGCGCCTCAACTCAATGGGCGTACTTACTGTTATTGACGGTATGGCGCTAGAGCTTCTAGTAGGAGCCTACGTTGAGTGGCGTCGCCATCGTGATGTTATTGATCAAGAGGGCGACTCGTATAAAACAACGTCATCAGACGGCAGTGTCATGATTAGACCTCACCCTCAGGTAGCAATGATGGCTGATGCATGGAAGCGTATTTGTAAAATGCAGGCTGAATTTGGCATGACTCCTGCCAGCCGGTCTAAAGTTAACGCCAAAGGTGCCGAAACTGCCGACCCATTAGAGGCATTTCTCAATAAACGGAAATAAAATGCAGCATGGCGACCGTATCAGATGGTATCACCTACGCCGAGCGCGTAGTGTCCGGAGAGATTGTTGCTGGCGAATTGGTGCGGCTTTCGTGCCAGAGATTTCTTAATGACTTAGAGCATGGACCAGATCGGGGCGTCTACTTCAATGAGGATCGCGCCCAGCACATACTCGACTTCTATGATTTTGTACCTCACGTTAAAGGGGCTTTGGCTGGTAAACCGATCGACCTGATGGATTGGGATATCTTTATCCTGATTAACCTATTTGGGTTTGTTATTCCTCTCATTGATGAACTGACCGGCTTGCCCGTTCTGGATGAAGACGGTGATACCGTCATGGTTCGCCGTTTCCGTACAGCGTATAACGAAGTTGCCCGTAAAAATGCCAAGTCTACACTGTCATCTGGCATCGGGCTGTACATGACCGGCGCTGACGGGGAGGGTGGGGCCGAGGTGTATTCAGCAGCCACCACCAGAGACCAGGCGCGAATAGTTTTTGATGACGCTAAAAACATGATCAAGAAGGCACCTAAAACGTTAGGCCGCCTTTTTAGTCACCTGAAGCTCAACATTCACCAGGAACGTACGGCATCAAAGTTTGAGCCGCTATCCAGCGACGCTAACAATCTGGACGGTCTTAATATCCATTGTGGCATTGTTGATGAACTTCATGCTCACCGTACTCGTGATGTTTGGGATGTTCTTGAGACAGCCACCGGAGCCCGGTTACAGTCATTATTGTTCGCTATTACGACTGCTGGCTCAAATAAAGAAGGTATTTGTTTCGAACAACGCGATTATGCAATAAAAATACTTCGCGGGATTGTTGAGGATGATACCTACTTTGCTGTGATCTACACTCTGGATGAAGGTGATGATCATTTTGATGAAGCGAACTGGCCCAAGGCTAACCCCGGATTAGGCATCTGTAAGCGCTGGGATGATATGCGCCGGCTGGCTAAAAAGGCCAAGGAGCAGATTGCGGCCCGGCCAAACTTTCTCACTAAGCACCTTAATATCTGGGTAACGGCTGAAAGCTCTTGGATGGATATGGATAAGTGGGATAAATGCCCAGAGACCGCATCCGATGAAGAGTTAAAGAATTGGCCTATGTGGGCTGGTATTGACCTTTCGAACAAGATTGATATTTGTGCTGCTGTAAAGGAATGGCTAGATCCTGCTGGGCATACTCATATTAAAGCTAAATTCTGGATACCAGAAGGTCGCTTGGAAACAGCACCAAAGCACATTGCTGAGTTGTACCGGAAGTGGGCCGATGCTGGATATCTTGAATTAACGGACGGTGAAGTTATTGATCACGGGTATATCAAAGCCGAAGTAATGGCTTGGATTGCTGGCGATAACCTGCAAGAACTGGGGTTTGACCCGTGGAGCGCAACGCAGTTTAGTTTAGCCCTTGCCGAGGAAGGAATTCCCGTTGTTGAGGTTCCGCAAACTGTTAAAAACTTATCGGAGGCGATGAAATCTACAGAGGCCGATATTTACGGTAAAAAGTTTCATCATGACAAGAATCCGGTCATGACATGGATGATGTCAAACGTCACCGTTAAACCGGATAAGAACGATAATATATTCCCGAATAAATCTACTCCTGAAAATAAAATTGATGGTCCATCGGCTTTATTTACGGCTCGTAGCCGTCAATTGGTTAATGGTGGGAGCACTCCGGATATGAGTGGTTTCTTTGCTGATCCAATAATTATAGGCGTCTAATGAAAAACAAAAAGAAACCCGGAAGGGTTAAATCAGCTCTTCTGAATTGGCTGGGGGTGCCTATCAGCCTCACTGATGGTGGCTTTTGGGAAGAGTGGATAGGTACCAGTAGTAGTGGGAAAGTTGTTACTACCGACAAGGCTATGCAGCTTTCGGCTGTATGGGCTTGTGTTCGGCTTTTAAGTGAGTCTGTATCAACGTTACCGCTGAAAGTGTACAAGCGAAATGCTGATGGTTCCCGAGAACTAGCCAAAGATCATCCGGCATATAATGTTCTCTGTCGGCGCCCTAATAGTGAAATGACACCATCCCGGCTTATGTTAATGCTGGTGGCCAGCCAGTGCTTGAGAGGGAATGCGTTTATTGAACAACGGATGATTGGGAGAAAACTCATTTCTCTTAACCCGTTATTACCGCAAAACATGAAGGTAAAGCGCCTAGATAGTGGAAAGCTAGAATACACATATACCGAAAACGGAGTAAAACGGCTTATTCCCGCTGAGCGAATGATGCACATCCGTGGGTTTGGTCTTGATGGTATATGTGGAATGATGCCGATGATGGTAGGTCGCGACGTATTCGGTGCAGCAATGTCTGTAGAGGAGTCGGCCGCGAAAATCTTTGAAAATGGATTGCAAAATTCAGGCTTTGTATCAGCAAAAGTTCCTTTGAATGATGAACAGCGCGAAAGGTTGCGGAAGTATATGCAGGCTTTCGTGGGGTCAAAGAATGCTGGGAAAATAATGGTATTAGAGGGCGATTTGTCATATCAGAACGTCACTATGAATCCAGAAGCCGCACAGATGTTAGAGAGCAGATCATTTAGTATTGAGGAGATATGTCGCTGGTTCCGGGTTCCGCCTTTTATGGTTGGTCATACGACGAAGCAAAGTAGCTGGGCATCCAGCGTTGAAGGAATGAATCTTATATTTCTGACTAATACTTTGCGTCCGCTGCTGGTGAATATTGAGCAAGAAATCTCCCGCTGCCTACTGGGTAATGATGATGATTACTTTGCTGAGTTCTCTGTTGAAGGGTTGTTAAGAGCTGATAGCGCAGGCCGTTCAGCTTACTATACAACAGCATTGCAAAATGGTTGGATGAGTCGTAATGATGTTCGCCGGCTCGAAAACTTACCACCAATTGAAGGCGGTGATATTTATACTGTCCAACTTAATCTTATCGCTCTTGAAGATCTTAAATCACATAATCAGGCCACAAAAGCTAAGGCTATTACTGAGTTACATAGCTATCTGTTCCCAGATATCCCTGTAGAACAGTCCCCGCTTAAGCAAGCCGCTTAGGAGTAAACCCAATGTCAATAAAGAACCTTCCGGTTGCTCCGGTGGGCCGCCCGTGCGCGGGTGCTTCCTGTGAACTACTGCCAAGTGCGGTTGACCGCTGGAACGGCGGTATTAAAGCCACGAATAGTACGGAAAATACTATCTCCATTTTTGATGTTATTGGTCAGGACTATTGGGGTGAGGGCATAACGGCAAGTCGAATTGCGGCGATATTGCGCTCACTCGGTGGCGCCGATGTCACTGTAAATATCAATAGTCCTGGTGGTGATATGTTCGAAGGGCTGGCTATCTATAACCAGTTACGAGAATACAGTGGAAAAGTAACGGTAAAAGTGCTGGGGCTTGCTGCCTCTGCGGCTTCCATTATTGCCATGGCGGGTGATGAGGTTCAGATAGGGCGCGGTGCTTTTCTTATGATTCACAACTGCTGGATCGTGATGATGGGTAACAGGCACGACTTAGCCAAAGCGGCGCAGGATATAGAACCTTTTGATCGTGCTATGAGTGATATCTACTCGGCGCGAAGTGGGCTGTCTGCTACGGATATTTCCACCATGATGGATAACGAAACCTATATTGCTGGCAGCGATGCGGTAGATAAAGGTTTTGCTGACCAGTTATTGGCCGCTGATGAGATTGCCAGTGATGACAATACTCCCGCCGCGGCTATGCGAAAACTTGATGCGTTTCTGGCTAAAGGCAATATGCCGAGATCTGAGCGCCGAAAATTACTGAAAGCCTTGTCTGGTAGTACGCCTAGCGCTACTACCGATCCCGATGGTACGCCGAGCGCTACCAATGAAATTAACCCTGAAGTATTAGCCAAATTGGATGCTGCACTAAGCGGCTTCGTTATGGCATCCCATTAATCTGGAGAAATTATGTCTGATGTAAATGAAGTATTGAAGAAAGTCTCTGCTGCGCTGGAAGATGCGACAAGTAAGTTTAATATCAAGGCTGAGGAGGCGCTTAAAGAGGCTAAAGCTTCCGGTCAGCTTTCTGCAGACACAAAAGCTGCTGTCGATAAAATGGCATTAGAGTTTAATGCGCTGACGGCTGCAGAGAAAACGTTGAAAGCGGCTCTTGGCGATCTCGAGCAACATGTTGCTCAAATGCCTCTTGCTAATGCTGTGCGCGTAGCTGAAACGGTCGGTCAGCAGGTTATTTCAGCCGAGGCGCTGAAAGGCTTTGTTTCTGCATTGGCTGGTAATCAGCGTATTAGTATTCCTGTAAAAGCGGCGCTGCTTTCAGTTGATGTACCTGGTCAGATTGTAGCACCTCACCGGTTGCCAGGAATTGATGTCCCGCCTAAGCAACGCTTGTTTATTCGTGATTTGATTGCGCCGGGCCAAACGACCTCCAGTACTATTTACTGGGTTCAGCAGACTGGTTTTACCAATAATGCCAAAGTGGTCGCAGAGGGAACTACCAAGCCATATAGCGATATTGAATTTGGCGAAAAAATCACACCGGTACGTACTATTGCGCATATGTTTAAAGCGGCTAAACAGATTTTAGATGACTTTGCGCAACTTCAATCAACTATTGATACTGAGCTACGCTTTGGTCTGAAGTATGTTGAAGAGCAAGAGATCCTGTTCGGCGACGGTACTGGCGTTCATCTTGAAGGGATTATGCCGCAAGCATCTGTTTTTGCTGCGCAGTTTGAAGTATCTAAGCAAAACGGTATTGATGATTTGCGTCTGGCTATGTTGCAGGCCCAACTGGCGCGTTTCTCGGCTTCTGGTCATGTCCTGCACTTTACTGATTGGGCTAAGATCGAGCTAACTAAGGATACGTTAGGGCGCTATATCCTTGCTAACCCGTCCGCTTTGACTTCTCCGACTTTATGGGGTTTGCCCGTTGTAGCGACGGAAGCGCCGGCATTCTTAGGTAAGTTCCTGACCGGTGCATTTAATGCGGGGGCTCAGATTTTTGACCGAGAAGAAGCCAACGTTGTGATCAGTACCGAGAACGCTGACGACTTCGAAAAGAACATGATCTCTATTCGCTGTGAAGAGCGCTTGGCGCTGGCCGTATATCGTCCGGAGGCTTTCATTACCGGCGCATTTACTGTTCCGACTCCATAATAACCTTTTAATAAGCGGCCTGCGGGCCGCTACATCAGAGAATAGATTATGAAATTAATTGCAATTAAACCGATTTATTTCGGTGGAAGTGTTGTGTCTGATGGACGACCGTTCGAGACCTCAGAGCAGCATGGGCGTGAATTACTGAAAAAGGGCTATGCAAAGTTAGAAGATGAACTTGATACTGAAGAGCCAGAGCCAGAGCCAGAGCCAGAGCCAGAGCCAGAGCCAGAGCCAGAGCCAGAGCCAGAGCCAGAGCCAGTACTGGCTAAAAAAGGTAAGACGACTAAATAAGGTGACTTATGATCAATCTTGAATTGATAAAGGCGCACTGTCGGCTAGATCCTGATTTTAACGATGATGATAACTTGTTAGGCATTTTTCAGCAGGCAGCTTTTAAGTATGTTGAAAACAAGACTAATCGGGTTATGTATCTCCCTGATCAGGATCCCCCTGAAGGGGATAACTTGCTGATGGACGGTGATATCGTAACAGCAATGTTGTTATTGATAGGGCATTGGTATGAAAACAGGGAGTCAGTAATCATCGGGACTCAGGCTTCCGTTGTTCCAATCGCGACGGATATTCTTCTTCAACCATATAGGGTGTATGGGTTATGAGGGCGGGAGATCTGAAAGATCGAGTTATGTTACAAAAACCGGTAACTAGCAGGGCCGCCTCGGGCCAGCAAGTGATTACTTTTGAAGATGTGAAACCTGTTTGGGCAAAGTTAGAACCCATTTCAAACAGAAAAATCAGAGAAGGGGCCCAGGATCAGATTGTAGATACTTATCTTATAACTTTACGACCGCGTGATGATGTTCAAAAAGGTTGGCGGGTGGTGACAAAGCATTTAATTTTCACCGTTCGCAGCCCTGACCGTAGCAAACGCGATCGCCTAGTACTTACTGGGGAGGCTGATATTGTCGATGATAGAACTTCAGGTAAAAGCCGAGCTTGAAAAACTAACTGGTCTTGAGGTCTATCCACTATCAAGACCGGACGATATAAATGAATGTATTGTTTATATTCCTATAAGCGATCCTGCGGTTGAAACAGGTTTTGTTAGAACCGGGCTGGTGGCTTTACGGCTGCAGGTTGATTTTTATTGTATCGATTATGAAGAGGCAAGAGCCCATGATCGTGCAGTATGGAATGCTTGGAAAAATATTACACACGGAAAGATAGGGGCTAAGTCTGTTCAATATGTAACGCGAGGCGGCAAGATTGAGCGCCGTTATTCTGATGCTAGTCCGTCAGGTATTTTTTGTATATCTCGCGACTTCATTATTTATCACGATGAGGATTCTGAATGATAACTATGAAGATTGAAGGACTAAAGGACTTAGAGCGAGACCTTATTGCTCTAGGTGAAAAGGTTGGAACTAAGGTGCTTAGGGAGGCGGGTAGAGCTGCCTTACAGCCTGTTCTTTTGGATATGCAAACTCACGCTGGATATGACGGCTCAAGCAGTGGTGAGCATATGCGGGATAGCATTAAAGTAAGAAGTACGAGTAAATCAAAAAATCCTAATACGGTAGTAACACTTAGAGTAGGTCCGAGTAAAAAGCACCGAATGAAAGCAATAGCTCAGGAGTTCGGAACAATTAAACAATCTCCCAAAGCATTTATCCGTCCAGCGCTGGATTACAACAAAATGAAGGTGCTCCGCATCTTGGCTGTTGAAATCCGAGAAGGCATCACCCGATCCCGGTAGCGTTCTGCTACTTTTTTATTACAAAATAGAGAGATATTAACGATGACTAATAATGTCAAATCGTCGCCTGAGTACGCCATGTTACCTGCGGGTACTGAAGCATCATGGGCCGCATTAGGTTCTGAAGTATTCAAATTATTGGCTAACTGTAAAGCATTGGGCGCCACAGGGTTGACAGGTGGGTTTGTCGATTGCTCAACTCTTATCGACAAAAATAAGCAATCAATTTCAGATTTACCGGAAGGGCCGGAAAAAGATCTCGGGTTTATTGATGATCCTACAAATGAAGATTTCGCCGCATTTTTAACGGCAGCCGAAAATCGTGAAACGGTTCAATTTAAGGTAAGGCTACCCAACAAGCGAATCGGGACCATGATCTTAGCCCTGTCCGGATGGGAAATGGCCGAGATATCCGCTCCGGCCAGTGAAGTTATCAGCATCACCGTCAAAGGTAAGCAAAATAATCTGGTTTGGTCAGTTGATGCCACTCCAGCCCCATAAAAGTAACGAAATAAGGTTTTCAATGAAAAGCTTGAAAGAACAACTATTAACACCAACTAAATCCGCGGTAAAAAAGAATATTCTCGGTGCGGATGTTTTCATTCGGCGTTTAACAGCGCAGGAATTACTGGATTATGACGAGCAGGCCGAGCGTATACGAGAAAGTGGAACCGCTCAGCAACAATCGGTCCATAGCGTTGAATTTATCTTAAACGCATTGGTTGATGCCGACGGCAATGCTTTACCAGTAGGCGATTTGCCCTCTGCTATGGAACTATTGGCGGTTCATGATAACCCCGCGCTAGTCGATGCTCTGGTTGAGGTGCAAAAACATAGCGTTATCAAAATTGAGGAGGCTGAAAAAAACTCATAACCTCACCGTGGCTCTCGCTAATTTTTCAACTAGCTGAGCGCTTTGGTGAGGTTGATCCTCGAAAGGTAGCAAACTTGCCAGCTAATATCCTTATGTACTGGCAAGCATTCTTTAAGTTACAAAATAACCCATCGGCCGCGGCCACCGACAAACCTTCCAAGCCTGATGATATTGATTCTCAGTGCGCGGCAGTCATGAGAGTACTTTCATAATGGCAGATGTAGCTTCCTTAGCTGTTGGGCTTCATATCAATGCAGCCAATTTCAGGACTCAACTACAAGAGTCATTTAATACCGCTGAAACTCGGTCAAATACGTTTAACCGCAGGGCTCAGAATGAAGCCAAAAAGACGGAAGCTGCGTACAAGGGGGTTACAGCTTCCGTTCTAGGCTTGGGTGTTCGCTTGGCCGGTCTGGCTGGTATGGGGTTATCGTTCGGTAGCATTATCAATACGACACGGAAATATGGTCAGGCATTGTCTGACCTTTACGCAATTACAGGGGTGACAACAGAGCGATTGGCAGCATTCAACAATGCAGCCAAGGAAATGTCACGGACTACCAAGTATGGAGTGACTGAAGCAGTTGAGGCTCTAAATTTAATGGCGGCGTCCAAACCGGAGTTGGTTAAAACTGCAGGTAGTTTGGAGTCAGTCACAAAGAGTGCGTTAACATTAGCACAGGCATCCGGGATGGATTTGAACAGCGCGGTGAATGCTGTTTCTTTGTCGCTAAATCAATTCGGTGCCAGCGCCAGTGAGGCCGATCGTTTTATTAATGTGCTAGCTGCTGGTTCGCGGGCGGGGCGTTCTGATATTGATAGCACTACGCAGGCAATTAAAAATAGCGGCGTAGCTGCCTCGCAGTCAAAGATACCCTTTGAGCAACTTAACGCTGCTATCCAAACGCTTTCTGAAAGCGGTATCAAAGGTAGTAAAGCTGGTACCGATTTCAGTAAAGTTTTATTGCGGCTTGAGCGGTCTACTGATGCTAGCTTAAAGCCCTCTGTTGTTGGTTTGGATGTCGCTCTAGATAATCTAGCTAAAAAGAATCTGTCCACGACTCAAGCTATGAAGCTGTTCGGTATTCAGAATGTGACTACCGCCTCTATCCTTGTGAATAATCGTGCGCGATTATCTGAGTTAAAGAACGAATTAACCGGTACCAACACAGCATATGAGCAAGCCGCCACCCGAATTAATAACCTTAATGGTGATATTACTGGGTTGTCCGGCGCGTTCGAAGGTGCTGCGATTGCTATCGGAAATTCAGCAAATGGGCCACTGAGGAAGGGTGTTCAGTCCGCAACGAGTGCCATAAATTATTTAAGTGATAATTTTAGTGCCGTATCAGATATTGCTCTTTATACCTTAGTACCGATCCTTGCTAATAAATTGACTGCTGGATTGAGAACAAGTGCTACTGCATGGATCTCTAATGAAGCTGCTATGAAGAAGGCGGCTGTGCAACAGGTCGCAACAGCTAATGCAACAATAGCCTCTTCCCAAGCTACTCGGGCTCAGGCCATAGCTCAAAATCAATGGATGGCGACTCAATCTGTCATTAATCGCCAGAATGGGCTTGCAGTCAGTTACCAGGCGGCTTACGCAAGAAATGCTAGGCTTATCACCGAAGCTACAATAGCCGAGACCGCTGCAAAACGGCAGCTTGCTGCTGCTAATACTCAGTTATCAATAACATCAAGGGCGGCCGCGGCTTCGGGTGGGCTTATGCGTGGTGCGCTGGGCTTTCTCGGCGGGCCAATGGGGATCGCCGTGATGGCCGCTGCTGGATTAGCCATGTTTGCCGCAAGTGCAATTTCAGCCAAAAATCCAACAGATGACTTTTCTGCAAGTGTAAGGCAGTTAACTTCTGATTTAAGAACTCTTCAGTTAGATGAAGTTAACAAAAAAATTGCAAAAGGTAATGAGCTTCTAGGGGATGCTCGAAACCGTTGGAAGGCTTTAGATTTTGCAAAAAATAATGGTGGTGATGTTCCTAAGTTTGCGACTGATAAAGTCGATTCAGATATGTCTCAACTCACATCAGATCTCGACCGATTAGAAAAAAGAAAGGAGGAAATAAATAATCAACCAACAATTAAACCTGATTTTAGTGGAGTTGGCGCAGGTTCCGCATTTGATGGCAATAGTGACTCCGGCGGTAAGACGAAATTAGATAAATTCCAAAAATTTAGAGTTGAAATGGAAATATCTAATGCCAGCAGTCTCCAGAAAATAGACCTCCAAGAGCAGGAGGCTAAACAAAAGCTACTGGAATTGGCGAAAAAGCATAATGCTTCTCAGGCTGAGGTCGAGGGGTTATCAATTGAGATAACAAGCAAATATGCAAAAGATCGGCTGAAACTCGCCGATCAATATGCGCCGGGTAAACTGCTTTCTCAACAAACTTCTGATACCAATAATATTTTAAAAGAACTATATAGCAGGGACTTATTAAATACTCAGGAGTATTACAGAGCAAAACAAAATTTATATGTTGAAAGTACCCGCCAGAGAATTGAAGCGTCATCTGCTGCCGCTGTTGATCCGATGGACCGCTTACGGGCAGATGTGGATCCGACTGTAGCCATTCAAAATGAATATACACAGAAGATGGCCCTGCTTGAAGCTTACCGCCAAGAGGAGGTTATTAGGGCTGAGGGGCATGCTCAAAAAATCACTGATATTGAAAAGCGATACGGTGAATTAAGAGTTAAAGCTGAGTTAGACCGAACGCAAAAGCTAGAGCAATCCAGCGCCCAAGTGGCACAGACTATGTTTAGCGTTACCACTCAATTTGCGTCACTAACGGCTGATGTTATGCAAAATGCCGGGCAAGAAAACACAACAGCTATGAAAGTATTGCTTGCTGTCCAAAAAGCCTTAGCAATTCCATCAATTATTGTCCAAACGCAAGTCGCCGCTGCTGCAGCCCGGGCGCATGGCTCTATGCTGGGTGGGTACCTTAGCGGGGAAACTGCTGCCAAAATGGTTGAAATGCAAGGGGCAATATCTGTCGGGATTGTTGCAGGGCAGGCGCTATCAGGGATGGCTCACGATGGTATTGATAACGTTCCCAAGGAAGGTACGTGGCTACTGGATCGCGGTGAGCGCGTTGTCGATAGTCGGACAAATGAAGATTTGAAGAGTTATCTAAAGAATCAAAATGCCAGTAATTCTAAATCTGGGGTAGTTAGTGGCACTCAGTTTGTTATTGATGCGCCTACTTACATTGAGGCTAGTCAGGCGGGAGCATCCGGTATTAGTCAGGATGATGCGAAACAATTTAGCGTGATGATGAAATCAATGATTACTGAGGCGTTCAATCGCGAAATGAGACCTGGTGGAATACTTAATAAAAGAGGGTGATATATATGGAAACTTTTCACTGGGTGCCTCGTCCGGGCATGTCAATTAAGGCGGAGCCCAATGTTAAAGTGGTAAAGTTTGGTGATGGTTATGAGCAACGGCAACCGGCTGGTATTAATAATAAGTTGGATAAGTATTCTGTAACTTTCAGAATTCCAAGACGTGAATGGGCGTTTGTTTCTAAATTCCTTAGCGATCATGGTGCGGTTACTGCTTTTTGGTGGACCCCTCCATCGTCATTTGTGCCAATCAAGGTTGTATGCAGGAAGTGGCCTTCATCATTTCAACATACATATGTTGACATTAGCTGCGAATTTGAGGAAGTTATGGCCTAATTGTTCAGCCTCAAGGGATGAAAATGCAAAAAGCTATATTAATAATATCCGGTATTATATTGGCGGTAGGCTTAGGAATGTGGTTTTCTGATGACTTTAATTATTTTATAAAGTCTAACGTCCGGCTTGTGAAGCAAGATCCAGCACAACTTTGTGTTGATTATGAAAAACAGAATTTTGCCTCCCCTAAATCCGTTAAATATTATAACTCATACAGGGCAAGTAACTCTGAGGTTATAGTAACTGTTTTAGCTAAAAATCCGATGGGTGTTGAAGTGCAATCGACCATCAAGTGTTATCTCGATGATGGTAAATTTGATAAGACTACCCATTTTTCTAAAACCATAAATGATAAGTATAAATAATATTTATTTATGCGCCTACAACCCGCTTCGGCGGGTTTTTTATTGCCAAAATTCCAGAGGTTTTATGCAAGATATCCCCGTAGAGACGTTACTCGAAACAGCAAAGCCGGCGCAGGATGTTTTAATCGAGTTATTCGAGCTTGATTTAACCCATATCGGCGGCGATCTGTTCCGATTTCATGATGGCATGAATGAGATGCATACCGCCATTATCTGGCAGGGCCATACCTATGAGCCTTACCCTATGAAGGCCCAAGGTTTTGAGCATAACGGGCAGGGAACCAGTAACCGGCCAACATTAACGGCTGCAAATCTTACCGGCCTGATTACCGGATTAAGCCAAGATTTTGACGATTTAGTCGGTGCTATCGTCACTCGCCGCCAGATGTACAGTAAGTTTCTTGACGCTGATAACTTTATCGAAGGTAACACGAAGGCTGACCCAACACAGGAATTAGTTGCGCGTTATGTCGTCGAACGGATGACGGCTTTAGAGGCTGATTTTGCGACGTTTGAATTAGCGTTACCGTGTGAAAGTGACGGCGCTCAGTTACCGGCCAGAATAATCATTGCTGATACCTGTAACTGGATTTACCGCAGTTCTGAATGTAGTTATACAGGCGGCCCGGTCGCTGATGAATTTGATAAACCGACGTCAGATTCTAAGTGTGATAAGTGCGGTAAACGGTTAGCGTCTTGTAAATTGCGCTTTGGCGCTAATAATCCCTTGCCGTTCGGCGGCTTCCCGTCAGCGGCTAAAATGTCCCGATAATAATCTGAGGTTTAATATGAAAATTGAATTAGTGGTCGATGGTAATGCCGTCTCCGCGGTATCGAGTGATGATATTGATAGTACCCGCGTACTGGGCTTTACTGCTGAGGTACATAAGCAACTGCATGCAGTTAAATTAGTTAGCGATGCTGAGAGACTCGAAAGATCAAAACATAAATACCCAGAATGGGCAGCGGCCGGCTGCCCGTAATTTCTATTTAGGTCGATCGGTAAAGCTAGATTTGAATTTGTTAGATCCCGGCTTTATCTGATTCTTCTTGAATTTATCTAACACCACCTTCTTTAATGCATCGGGATCGTCCGATTCCCCAATCAGAATATCCAGAACAGTTAATAACATTGCATGATTAGCAGAGGCGCAATCGTGAGCCTCATCTAATGCATGCTGTGTAGCGCGTGGATCTAGTGACGACATAACATCTCCTTCTGGTTAAGTGAACTTTCAACCTTACCAAACTTCAATAGGTTAAAAATCGATCATGATCGACAAACAGATATTGGCCCACGCTGCAGAGTGTGCGCCTCAGGAGTCGTGTGGCTTTGTGATAGATACCGGTACCGGTCAGCACTATATGCCGTGTCAGAATATTGCCGATCGGCCTACTGAATACTTTGAGATATCCCCCGATGACTGGCTACGTGCTCAGACTGCCGGCGAGGTTGTCGCGCTGGTTCATAGTCATCCGGATGGGTTACCGGTTCTTAGTGAATGTGACCGCGCTGGTCAGCGCCGTACCGCTTTACCTTGGTGGTTGGTTTGCGGCACAGAAATATACCGGTTCAATAACGTTCCGCCGCTACTTGGTCGCCAGTTCGAGCATGGTGTGCTTGATTGTTTAACGCTTCTGCGTGATGCCTATCACCTTGCTGGCATTAATCTACCCGATTATTCGCGTGAAGATGAATGGTGGAAAAAAGGCCAAGATCTGTATTTAGATCTGTTAGGGCCAAACGGGTTTTATAAAGTTACTGATGCGCAACCGGGGGATGTAATCCTTATTTGCCTTGGTAGTGAAAAGGCCAATCATGCTGCTATTTATTGCGGCGATCAGTATGTCCTGCATCACTGCTCGCAGCGGCTAAGCAAGCGAGATATCTATAGCGGGTTTTGGTTCAATTACACTCACTCAATCTGGAGGTATAGACAATGGCCACAGTACGGTTTTACGGCGATCTGCAACGATATGGCCGCAAGTTCAAGCTTGATGTACTAACGGCGGGTGAGGCACTTCATGCGCTCATGCTGCAAATACCGGGATTACGGCAGCACATTCAAGGTGATTTTTACCGTGTCCGTATCGCGGGTAACGATATTAGTGAGGAAAGCGTTCAATTGGGAATGTCATCTATCCTTCGCGCCGGTGATGTTATTCATATTATTCCACGGGCGGTCGGCGCTGGCGGGGCGTTTCAAGCGATTGCGGGCGGCATATTGGTGGTGGCCGGTATAGTTGTTGGTGTGATGGCTGGCTGGACGGGTATCGGTGCATCTATCGGTGTCGCGATGATCGGTGCGGGTGTTGGTATGATGATGGGCGGTATTGCCATGATGCTGACGAAAACCCCAAAAACGAATACAGATAGCGGTTCAACGAATAATAACACTTCATTTTCCAATCTTGATAACACAGTCGCGCAAGGGCAGCCGTTACCGTTAGCTTATGGACGGATGATGATCGGCTCTAAAGTTCTGTCTCAGGGGCTTAGTACGCAATAATCAATCATTAACCCGCTTCGGCGGGTTTTGTATTTATAAGGGTCAGGTATGGGTAAGGGTGGCGGTAGTTCACATACTCCGAAAGAAGCGCCAGACAATCTCAAGTCTAAACAGGTTTTGTCCATTATTGATATGCTTTGCGAAGGTCAGATAGAGGGGCCGGTCAATGGGTTGCAGGGCGTTTATTTAAATAAAACGCCAGTGCAGTCTGAAGATGGCACTAATAACTTCACTGGGGTTAACTTGCAATGGACGGCGGGCACTCAATCTCAGGATTACTTATCGGGCTTTCCGTCGTCTGAAAATGAGATATCCGTATCCAGTGAGATAAAACAAAAGACGCCGATCGTCAGGACCATCACTGATGTTGATACGGATCGGGTTCGAGTGACGGTCGGTGTATCTGCGCTGTATGAGACGACAGATAAGGGTGATATGAATGGCAGTAGCGTGCAAATGCTCGTTCAAATTGGCAGTGGCGCTAACTGGACAACGGTAGAGACAATCACGATCGCCGGCAAAACTCGTAGCCAGTATCTCCGTAGTGTCATTATTGCCAATTTACCTGCGAGACCGTTCAATATCAGAGTGGTACGAGTCACTGACGACAGTACATCTGCGCAACTCGAAAATAAAACACTCTGGTCCAGCTATACCGAAATTGTGGACACAAAGCTCACGTATCCGAATACCGCTGTTGTTGGGCTTACATTTGACTCAGAGCAGTTTAATGGAGTACCAGGCCGGCAATATCTCATCGATGGGCTGATTGTGAAAATACCGTCAAATTATGATCCGCGTAATCGGACATACTCCGGGATGTGGGATGGTACCTTTAAACTCGGCTGGACGAATAACCCGGCTTGGGTTTTCTACGATTTAGTGATGAACACCCGTTACGGCCTTGGCAAACGTATCGGCTCGTTCGGCTGTGATAAGTGGGCGCTCTATATGATTGCTCAGTATTGCGATCAACTGGTTGATGATGGGTTTGGTGGTAAAGAGCCGCGCATGACTTGCAACGCCTATATTACTGACCAGCGCCAAGCCTACGATGTTCTTAATGATCTGTGCTCTGTCTTTCGTGCTATGCCTGTCTGGGACGGGTTACAGATGACCTGTATCATGGACCGGCCAACTGACCCGATTTGGCGATACAGCAATGCCAACGTGGTTGAAGGTAAGTTTTCCTATTCAGCCAGCGCTCAAAAGGCCCGGCATACCGCTATTCATGTTCGCTATATCGATCCAGAGAACGGGTGGGATACTGCTACAGAGTACGTTGCTGATGATACGCTCATAGCGCGTTACGGACTTAACGTCTCGCAAGTTGATGCTTTTGGTTGTACCTCTCGCGGACAGGCTCACCGGGTTGGAAAATGGATTTTAGAGACAGAACGGTTAGAAAAGCAGACAGTAACCTTTACTGTTGGTCGCGAGGGATTAAAGCATCTACCAGGCGACATTATTGAGATTGCAGATAATAATTATGCCGGTGCGCGGATTGGTGGTCGCATTAAGTCAGTTGGAGATGGGCAGCGGATTACACTTGATCGTGAGGTTGTTATTAATGACAACGAACAGGCATTTTTGGGCTATATCGATCGCGAAGGTAAACCGCAGCGGGTTCAAGTATTCTCGCATCCAGAGCCTGATGTTTTGGTGCTGGGCAAATCCATTGAAGGGCTAGAAGATTTCGGCATGTGGACGCTTTCAACAGCGACAATCAAGCCGCGATTATTCCGGGCATTGGGTATCACCGAGGACGAAGGCCAATATACAATCGTTGCATTGCAGCATGTGCCAGAGAAAGAGGCTGTAGTTGATAACGGGGCAATATTCGAGCCGGATACTAACACCCTCTTTAGCGGCAAGATCCCCCCGGTTGAACATTTACAGGTAACCGCAGAACCGGATTCTGATGTATTCCAAATCCGTATGACGTGGGACACTCCGCGCGTTATGAGTGGATTATCATTTGAGATTAAGCTACTCAGAGAGGGCGCTTTGCACCGCCGCGAAACGGTCAGTGATACTGAATTCTTATGTGGCAACCTGCCGATGGGTAATTACTCAGTAACGATCAGGGGAAAAAATCCCGCCGGCCAGTTGGGTACCGAAACAACCGCCGTCTTTGAGATTGGGCCGCCGTCGCTTCCTGATTCCTTGTTAATTACTGTAGGCAACTTTAGCGTAACGATTAAGCCAGTAGTGACCAAACCGACCAGCTTAGGCACTCAGTACGAATTCTACAAGGGGATGAGTGAGGCGGAGGTTAGAGCACAAAATAACTCTTTGGGCCGAGCTACAGTTCTAAATGATATCAACTGTGTACCTGATACTGAATATTGGTATGGCATACAAGCGGTGAATGGTGTTGGCAGGTCGGCATTACTGGTCGAAAAGGTTAAAACCAAACTGAAGCCTGAGGATATTCTGGACCTGATAGGCCCAGAAATTCCCAAGCTGGATTGGGTAAAAGACCTTCTTGATGAAGTTGAGGAAAATACGTCCAACGTTATTCTGCTTTCTGACCGAGCCGCACTGGTAGTGAATAAGGACAATCGCATATCAGGTGTGACCGTGACTGCTGGCGACGAAGCCAGTGCGGTAGACTTTTTAGCTGATTTTGTTTCGTTTACCGATCCTGACTCGCTGGAGCGTAATCTTTACTGGGATAATACCCGTAAAACACTGGTGCTAAAGGGTGAGATACAGCTGCTTGACGGTACCAGCATTTCTGCAAAGAACGATCTAGGTGATGGGGCTGGTGGAATTTTCAGAATTCAGACAGCGGCAGGGGTATTTCCCGAAAGCACAGAGATAGTTAATTCTTTATTCAAATCCACATTCAATACCGATCCGGGGATCGATACTGTTTTAACTCTTTATTCCGTGAATGCAGCAGGGAAAATCGACAATATCAGTTCTCGAATGTATGACGGCAGGACTTGGGTAACACCTAAGCTATTCATGGATGGAGACTTAGTCGCAGCAGGGACAATAAAAGGTGATCGGTTGGTTGCCGGTGCCAGTATTTCTGCACCTGTAATTAATGGCGGAACTGTTAATGCGGCTGCGTTTAATGGTGGATCAATAAATATCAACAATAAGTTTATTGTGAATAGTGTCGGTGAGGTGCAGATGATAAATGGTAATGGCCGTGTCGGTGCTCAATTAAATAAATATGGCTTTGCAGTCTATGACGACTCCGGTATTGCTCGTGTAAAAATGGGAGATTTATGGAATCTATAATTAGAGTCTTTATCGTTATATTTTTATTATCAGCTTGTTCAACTCATCCAGATTATACAGAACCGCGAGAGGTTGAGTGTATTGCTCGTTATGAAACAACGATGATGGCAATCCGGCAGGCGGAAGAATTAAAGGTAACGGCCTTAAAAGTGAATCATGTCGGTAAATTATATTTATTTGTACCGAATACTTTAAATATCACATGGGCTGGCAGTCGTTGGAAGTCACCTGAATATTTCAAAGAAATTAAATGTATTAATTCCGCTGATACTGATTTTATTCATTCTCACAGATAAACCCTTCTTCATCTAAAGGTCAACTATGGCTATTAAAATTTCCGGCATTCTGAAAGATGGGATGGGACGACCTATTCCCAAATGTACAATTGAGCTGTTATGTAAGAAAACTTCATTAACCGTTGTTGTCGAAACTGAGGCCCGCATAGGCCTTGATAATACTGGTTCATATAATATGCAAGTTGAACCTGGTAAATATGATGTTTCATTATATATAGTCGGCTTTCCACCTAAGCGAGTTGGTGAAATTCAGGTCTATTTAGATTCCCGCCCCGGAACGTTAAACGATTTTCTAACGATACCGGGCGAAAGTGACTTAACGCCGGAACTGGTAGCAATATTCCAGCAGTTGCGAAATGAAGCACAGCAGGCAGCGAACGAAGCCAAGGCCAATAAAGAGCTGGCGGATAGTATTCTGACGGATGTTGTTACTGTTCAGATGGACGTAAACGAAAAGCAGCAACAAGTTAATACTGACATGATTGAAGCTGGTAAGTTTAAAGTGAGCGCCGCGGCTTCTGCAAAAACAGCAAGTGAATCATCAATAAGCACTGCGGTTGATGTAGTGACAGTTACGGCATTAAAAACTGCGGCGGAACAAGCAGCAAGTAGCGCTGCGATTTCTAATGACTCAGTAATCGAAAACGCCGAAAAAGCAGAGGCGGCTGCGGTCAGTGCTGAAGCCTCAAAAGTTTCTGCTAGTGCTGATGCTGTGCGCTCTGACGCTGCTAGAGTGATTTCAGAAGGCATACAAACTGATTTAACGCATAAATATAATCAAGTTGTTTCTGATACTGCTGCAGTATTAGAAGCAAAAACAACCGCAGTTAATGCGGCGAATTCTGCAAAAGCAGATGCTGCATTAACGTCACAAGATCGGACCGTAGTAAGTGCAGATAAGCAGACTGTAGCGAATGATAAAATACAATCTCAAACATCTGCAGCGACCGCTACTGAGAAATCTAGCATAGCTGTAACTGAGGCTAATAGGGCAAAGGTCGAAGCGGATAGAGCCGCGGAAGCAATGAGTGGCAAGCAAGATAAATCACAGTTGCTCACTTCAATGTCTGGACTGACGACAGCAGCAAATCAGCTTATTTATTCAAATGGAGTAAATACTGTTACGACTACATCATTAACGGCGTTAGGGCGCTTGATTGTTGCCGCCGCAAATGCTGCTGGGGCTCGTACAACAATAGGTGCGGCAGAGGATGCAAAAGTATTAAAGATAGAAAATAATTTATCTGATTTGAACAATACAGATGAAGCTGTAAAAAATCTTAAATTAGATGTTGAACTTGCTAGCAAAGTTAACATCGGGCTAAATGGAACACTCCCGCGTTATGGTCGTGGAATTCCTGGTAATAATTTTAACAATGCTCTAATTGGCTGGTGTTTCGTTGGGGGTATTTTTAGTAATGCTCCCTCAACAGGTAGCATCTACGGATCGGTACTAACATATCTTGATAAAGGAACATTAGATTATACATCTCCACCTGCGGTCGGTATTGATACTGAATGGTGGCACCAAATATTTATAAATACTGATAATCGTATTTATATGCGCCAGAGAATAAATACTGGGGGGTGGTCGCAATGGTACGAATTATATTCATCTAGAAATACAGCTATTGACGCTAATGGCTTCATTAAAAAAGCATCCCCGATAGTGAAATTATTCAGCAATGGCTTCTGTGAGCTAAATGAAGAGTCGTCTGGAGTAACAACAGAGCGACTATCAGAAGGCATATACCGTCTATCAGGCTCGTTAATGGGTTTTCATTCTGATGGCGCATGGGATATTGAAGTACCAAACGATGATAATAAACAGCCGCTAATTTGGGTTAATACGACAGTTGAAGCCAATGGCGACATCATCGTTAAGACATATCACCGCACTCATCCGAATGCGCCCCGGTTCGCTCAAAATACTATTGAAGGCTATAACGATGGTGACCCGATAGATATCCCATCAGGGCGCTGGATTGATCTGCGGGTACAGGTTTACACGGAAGAATTACAAACGCCCACCTAACTCTTGCCAAATTACAGACGCAAAAAAGCCCTGTTGTGAGACAGGGCGCTAAACTTAGCGAGATGAATTCTTAAATCCTTACAATGACAAAGCGATTATACCGTACCGGGTATAGTTTGATAGCTGGTAGATTTACCGGGGCATTCTATTTACGACATCCATTCCTCTGACTCTTCAAACATCTGCTCAATGATTTTGTTCACTGCGGCAGACTGATCTTTAGAACCGCCCGTAACACTGACACTAGTGGCTGATGAGAAACGAACTCGGATACCGGTACCTGGGTACTTTTTCAGCAATCGCTTTTGTAGCTCAAGCTCAACGACAGTTAATTCGTTATTTGGGAATTGCTTCTGATTTCGTTTATCGATAGTGATTTCTACACGCATGATGAACCTCCATTGATTACATTACTGTTTGTTTATACAGTAATGTAATTTCTGGTTCAACAAAAAATAAGTATGGACGTTTCTTACTCTTTTGTTTTCTTTCAAGGTGATACTAAAGTCTGTAATATATAGACCTGTGCAATAGGTGCTAAATGTTAATATTTATTTGTGTCCATGGACATGTCCATTAAGTGATTTTTAAAATTTTAATAAGAGAAATTGAAATTGAATATCAATGAATTAAACTCATCACCCATTATTGTTGCTCTGGATTTTGATAACCAACGCTCGGCCCTTGAACTGGCCGATCAGATAGAGCCAAAAGATTGTCGCTTAAAAATTGGCAAAGAGATGTTTTCTCTTTGCGGGCCTGAACTGGTGCGTGAGCTACACAATCGTGGGTTTGACGTTTTCCTTGATTTAAAGTTTCATGATATTCCCAATACTGTGGCGAAGAGCGTTGCCGCTGCGGCTGAGCTGGGCGTTTGGATG